GGCAAAATTAACTATTAAACTTTTAAAAAAAGTTTTGGCAAAATTAACTATTAAACTTTTAAAAAAAGTTTTGGCAAAATTAACTATTAAACTTTTAAACTTTTAAAAAAAGTTTTTCCGAGTTTAATTATAAAACGACTTTTTTATAACCCCACATATCGGATCTTGATTTTTCATCTATTTGTCCTCTGGCTAAACAATATTGCTTATCCTTAAATTTATAATCGCCTCTACATACACCCCCAGCACATTTATCCCATTTATCACAAGTGGTCTTAAAATCACTTTGTAGTATTCCACATTGACCATATAATTCTGTACAATACTTAGGGTCAAATATACATCCATCCGATTTACAACCAGAATTGGTACCTGGAACTCCCCTATTTAAAAGAATAGTGGTTGGTATCCTTCCATCTAATCCACGCGGTCCTTGATCGCCCTGTTTCCCTACTTTAGTAATAATTTCTTCGGTTACTAAATTATCCAGATTTAATAATTGAAATTGTTCGTAAAAATAAAAACCAAATACCAACATAATTATAATTAATATTAATGCGGTGTTAACAATAGTATTCATATAAATAGTAATAATATTAATATTATATTGATTTCATAAATATTCATTTATTTATTAATAGAATATAGGCGACGTATTGGGACAATTTTTACTTTCATTATAAAAAATGTCACTCGCTGATAATGGATTTGACAGTTTTATAGGTTCTGTATAAGTATTCATATTCTTAGGAGAAAACATATTATATGAGGCGGAACTCTCGTAATTTTCCATCTTATAAAAAAATAATACAGATAATATTAATAGAATTAATAAAATATTAGTAAGCATCATATAAAATAAAAAAATAAAAAAATAAATAATAATGATACCCCTCAATTAAAATCCAATGTGACATTGTGTTTCATCTTATTAACAAATTTAGTCGCACAAGAGGACAATTCTCGGCGTTTCCGTTTTGATTTTGCCGCCTTTGAAGATACTGGCGACATTTTTTTAGTATTTTTTCTAATATTTGAATTCATGTCTTTTTCAATATCATTTATATTTTCCTCGATGTAATCAATAATTTTATTCTCCAAAGCCCATTTAAAAAAATTAAGTTGCCCTATAGTCGTGGTTAAATAATTGGTTTTATTATAAACATATTCAATTCTGGAACGCCGACAAAATGGGTCAAACTGTTTCTTAGAAAATGCTTTTAATTGATTTTTATATGATAAATAGACAATAAATTGGGTCTGGGCGTCTTTTAAATAATACGATACATTGTTTTTTTTAGAATAATTCGTAACGAACCAATCTATAATTCTTAGTGAAATTGTATTTTCACCATTTAATATTGGTATAATTTTCTCAATATTGTTATTTTTAGAAAAAAACTCATTTATAGGTTTTAATAACAACACTTGCTTACCTTGTAATGAGGTCATTTAAATACTAATTTATATAATATATACTTTAGTGTAAATTACTTTAAATGTTTTTAATTTGACACATCACTTTGATTATACCGGCGATGGAAATTGAGCGCTCATATTCACTCCATTACAACTACTACATACACCGTTCATCACAATATAATATGGAACACTCCCACCATTTAATGACTTTCGCTTTTGCTTTTTCTTCTTAGACTTTTTCTTTTTCTTCTTAGACTGTTTCTTTTTCTTCTTAGAACGCCCACCCGTTGTAGCGTGAAAATTAATGACACTTCCATTCATTTGGGGAATTTCCGATAAATTATGGTCGCAATTACATATTGGGACTAAATTGGCGGAAGACCCACCTTTTAATGCTGGAAGCACTAACATACCACAATTACCACTTTGGACGTTGCTCATTACCATATCATATGTTACTGAACCACCCGTTTGTTTCATCGTATAGTATTTATTTAGAAAAAAGTTTATTTTTAAGTTCGTTAAAGTTCCAATTATATTTTTTACATATTTTTCTCAAAAGTAATTTATTCTGGTATAACACAATTGCATTTATATCACTATAATTTTTACTGTCAATATCCATCAAAATAAATAAACAACTTTTCTTAAAAATAAAAGTTATAATAATAATAATAATAATAATAATAATAATAATAATAAAAAATAAAATTCAATTTTTTACAATAGTGTCATTGAGCGCATCATAAATACCCAAATATACGGGTTTTTCTATATTAAAACTATATACATTTTTTGCGGAATCAACTAAATATACACTGTTATTTATAGTAATTTTTTCCGTTGAAATATAATCGGGATTATTAGAAAACGCATGCATTTTTTTCTTTCTACCACGCTTACCCTTTTCCTTTGGTTTATAAGTTTCATCGTCTATACGACCCTGTGGTAAATTCTTTTCGTGGCTCAAACAAAACGGACTATTTTCGCGCTTTGAACGCGTACATTGTCCCCCATCGTATTTTCTACCTAAACAGCGTTTGGTATTTTCAAGAACGCGACGATTTCGCTTTTTTATTCCCAATTCAATGGCGATTTTAGTTGAATCGAGCTTGAAAGTATCATTCAATTCACTTTTATTTAAATGATACTTAGTACCAATTTTGTCTAAGATATTATTATAAAATTCATTAAAGGTTTTAATAACTTTTTTAGAAATAATGGGCTGGATTTCCGAATCGTCCATGATTATATTATAAAAATAATAGAATGTAAAATTTAAATCAATTTTAAAAAAAAACACACGCTAAAATAGCACTTAAGAAGGTAGTCCAACCCTCTTGATTTATAGTTTGGTGGAGATGATAATAATGACCACTTATTGGGTTGCGCACCCAACATTCTCTTGATGTGTCGGGAATTTCCTAGTATGTTTAGTATTATTAGTCGTGGGGTTTTGAACCACATAGTTACTAAAGTTATATGAAATCGCATTTGGTGGTATGGTTTTGGGAATTATATTTTTATTTTCAAGCAATTTCGTAATATAGTTTTTTTTAGTTTCACTAATTTTATTTTTAGGAAATATAACATTGAACGTTACTATCAAATCGCCATTACGATTGATACCCATATTCTTTATAATTTTTTTCATATTCGGTTCAATAATATCGGTTTCGTTAATATGAATCGTTTCACCACTTGGATGTTTCACTACAAAATCAAATCCACATAGAGCCTCTATTAACGATATATTATAGGTCATTTCTAAATTATTTTCATTAATATCAAATAAGGGATGTTTGTCGATCTCAATCTCAACTACTAAATCGGACTTTTGATGTCTTTCTAAATCCGTATCACCTTCATCGGCTAATATTAACTGTTTGCCCGTTTTAAATGTATTTTTTAATGGAATGCTAAAATCCTTTTTGGAGTCAATCAACTTACCTCCTTTACACCCATAACATTCATAGCCTCTTTTTATTCGTTTCCCTAAACCCATACAGTCTCTACAGGTCTCTTCCATAGATGTAATGAAACCCGGACGAAGCATATTCACATTCAATTTACGACCACAGCCACCACAATTTTTACATATTTCTATACCGTCTTTAGTTCGGGTGCCTTTACCCAAACAATCCAAACATATATTAAGGATTTTAAAATTTACTACTATTGTTTTTTCAAGGTAGATTTCTTCAATAGAGACCTTTAACTTTTTCAAGGTTTGTTTTTTTCGCATAAACATATTACTAAAGGGGTTAATAGGGGCTTCGTTTGAATTTAATGTCCCAAACATATCGTAATTTTGTTTCTTTTCTTCATCGCTCAAAATCTCATAGGCCTTTGAGATTTCTTTAAACTTTTCTTCGCCATCGGAATTTCGGTCTGGATGATACTTCATAGCCAGTAGCTTATATTTTTTTTTAATTTCTTGGAGAGGCGCCGTCTTTGAAACACCAAGGATTTCATATAAATTGTTCATTATTATTATATTTATTTTAATATCCACCAAACTTTATATTATTTAAATGAAATGAATAGTTGATTTTATTAAATAATTAAAATATGTCATTATTCATTCATAATAATTACATTGACTAAAAGTCATATTTACTGGATGTTTCCCATTATGATACCCATTTAATCCCGATAATAACGCATTATTATTGGGACAAAACGCTGTCTTAGTTTGGTGGAATTGCTCTATTTTTCCTAAGGTGGTTTTTGTCGGCAATTTGACCGTCCCATCTTGATAGTCCCGACAATATATTTTGACACCTGATATACCATCTTTACTATTATCATATCCAACATCCATTTTGAATATACCACAATTTTTGGGACATTTTATTTTACTTACATTGTTTTTATTGGTTGATCCTAATACCCCCTCCTTTTTCCCCAATAATTTAGTTTTTCCATTTTGGTCATATAAATATTGTAAACTATCAATAATACCATCGTCGTTCGTGTTAGCAATTATACCTTTTATATAATTGATATATGGGTATTTAATAACTTTACATTTTTTACATAAGGTCCCTTTACCCAACACAAACTTATTATTTAAATTATAGGACATCCATTTTTTAGTTTTAATTTGTGATTCGCTTTCAAATAACGAAGTATCAACTTCAATATCTTCATCCTCATCTATAAATTCGTCGCGTTTCATAGTATTAACTTTCAATGAACATATATCGCACGTTTTATTTACCCCCTGTGGTCCAGTGGCACCATATTTCCCCCTCGGTCCCTTTTTACCTTCCATACCTCGTTTAAAAAAATAATAACAAATCGTAAATATCGCTATAAAACAATTTAATATAAATAGGTGTCCAAAAAAACTGACGCTTTCTAGACAATAATCGTTATATTTGGTGGTGGATTTCATATACTCATATACCTTTTTTATTCCAATTGCCGATAATAACGTAATTGTTAGTAAAATAAAAAATATGGCGCGCCAATCAAATATAGCTATGAAAAACATATCCCAAAAGGTTCTACTTCGGTGGTCATTTCTATTAATTTCCGTCTTCTGGGTAGTTCCTATATAATCAGACATTCTTAAATATTGGAAATATTTTAATTCATGTTTTCTTCGCGGCAACATAACCGTAACCCATTTTCCAAATTTATTTTCGTTTGACTATAATCTAATGGACATCGCGATTGTGATACAACGCAAAATTTTTGCGATTTTAATTCCTTCACATCCTCCACTTCACATATTTTGGGATGTGTCCATAAATACCCTTTGTCACTCTCCTTGCCACGGATAAATCCCGTTTTATTTACATCCTCGTTTTTAACCTTTATTCCAATAGTGCCTTTATTACGAGCCGGGTTTTCGCAAATATTTGACAATACATACTTTTTATTAATTGGGACGTTCTCTTCATTCGCGCAACATATATTCGGTTCTATATTATAAAATTTAAAGCCATCAGTGTCTATACCCGCATTCACATTCACATTACCCTTTTTCAATATCTCCAAATCTTTGTTTTTTTCGTTGCCAATTAGAGTGAGGGGTGTATTCAATTTGGTAAATGGACTGGCACACGGGCGCTTGCTTATAAAACACATCCCATTCTCTTCTCCAGTTTTTTTAAATGTTGGCATCGATGTAAAATCGCGTTTAGGAACATATGGTAATGGCTGGGTATTACAATTCGCTTTTATTGGGTCTTTCATATCTTCCTTAGTTAGTGTAGTATTGAGGGTTTCATATACAGGTGGTTGTCGCGATTCCCCTCGTAATTCTTTGGGTTTTAAAACGAAACTGGCATTTCTAAATTTAGTGGCATAAAAATCCATTGAACCGTCTACCTTTTGATAATGCATACAAATGAATTGGCACCCAAATTCAAACCCCTGATTAGAATTATACTGTCGTGTAAAAAAACTGGATTCTTCTGGAACTATAAGCGACAAAGCACTTTTATTATAATTCATTAAAGTGTCCGTATCTTCCTTGACATAGGTTGAAATTTTGACATTAGAATCAATAGAAACATTATTTATTTTGCGAACTACATTTGAATCCCACGAAGCGTTTACCACTTCTTCGAGAGAACTATTTTCAAACCCTTCGCTACAAATAATAACTGCTTTATTTTTGAAATTTTTAAGCGGTTCATTGGCAATATTCTTTTGATTATATCCATAACTTATATCCAATAACTTAGTTCCACAATGTTTTATTATACTTTCTTTTATTTTTTTCAATATTTTAAAATCACCTTGGACATTGAGATTTAACGCGATAAAAAGGGGGTCGTCAAAATTATTCACCGCACCTGATGTAAATGCGGTCGTTCCTATGGTCTCCATTATTGAATCAAATGTCAGTGGATTTAGACTCAACTTCCAATTCCCTTTTTTTAAACCCACGCTTACAACGGGGTCTTTATAATTGGTGTATACATCTATATACAAACATCTAGCTCCATATCGTAATATTTTGGTTAATATTAAAGGGGATATATATTCACCCATTTGATTTTTACAGGTATATGGGCGGAAGGCACTTGCTATATAAAAATTGCTTAAGGGCTCATCTAAGGTTTTAAAATCGTAAATAGAATTGATAGACATATAGTTTTCAAATATATCCAATCTTTCTAGGGTTTTGGAAATGCGGTATTTATCCGATACATAATAACTTAAAATGATTACGACAAAAATAATGGAAAATATAATAATTAAATTTCTATAAGTTGAAATATTACTTATAACAAGGCTTCTTAAATTTATATTTGATTCCATATATATTTTATTTATATTATTTTAATATTCATTTAACATAAAGCACTATTATTCATTAATAACACCCATGAATAAACTTTTAGAAACAATAAACACCGATATAGAAAAGATATTTTCTTTTGGGGATGAAAATAACGAAGAAAAAATCTATGTATGTACGAGATGTATAAATAGTTGTCTCAACATTCTTGATAATATTTTAGCTAAAAAGGATTTGAAAGTTTTAATAACTAAAAAAATACTAGTTATATATAGTTATTTAATAAGCAACCCTGATATAAATATTTACGATGTGCTTTTAGAAGATATATATAAAAATATTAAAAATATTAATCAATCATTTGTTATTAAATCCCATCAAAAATGTATTGATCAAAAAAATAACATTGAATACCATCTAAATATGGTTAATTATTATAAAAATTCAGTAGAAAATAGTAATAATTTGTATAATTATTATTTTGACATAGAAAACTACTACAATTGTTTAAAATTATTAAACTATGATAGTCCCGATTATTTCTATAAAAAAATGGTGTTATTAAATAACGTATGTGATTTTAATAGTCTTCACGGTAATATAAGTAAAATTATAGAATATTCCAAAAATAATCCATCTACACCCTATTTGTTAATATGTATGGGACTCGGTAACACCATTATGAACAATTGTATGAAACGATTTATGAAACACATATATTCCAATCCAAGTAGCCAGTTATTAGAAAATAATATGAATTGTAATGGTATCGACGATACTAATAAGTATAGTAAGTTAGCAAATAAGATATGTATATTTGTCGATAACCCAAAATATCATTTAACGAATTTTATTTTTAATAATTTTGAGTATATGATAGTAAATTTCGGCGTGATGAAATCATTTGAAAATATGGAGAATTTACCCATTAACAATATCCATATAGAAATAACTTCTAACAATATAGATTCCATTTATTCATTTTTAATAAAAGAGAAATTTGGCCTATTAATAAATTTCTGTGGGTTAAATAACACGAATGTGTTTAAACTTTTATCACGCCGTATCGCCCATATTCAAATCAATTTAAATGATTACTTGGGGACTTATTATTCCAATATGTTTGATTATGTATTATTGGGAGAACAGTATAATAAAATAAATAGTAACTATATTTTTAATGAAAAAAAAATAATTATTGAATGTGCGTTTTTATTAAACATCGACTATAACAAGAATTTTGATTTTAAATTTAGCACGGAATATTTCCACATTTTAGAATTGATAAACCAAAAAATAACTATTAAAGAGGTTTCCAATTTTGTAGTTGATTATATATATAGAATTATTAAATTTAACATTCGAAAAATAAATAATGGCGTTTATAATAAAGAACTCTTAATTGAACGCCAAATTAAAACCATTTTGAATAAATCAAATATAAACAACGATAATTACACCCTATTTCAAGAAAATTATTTGAAAATTATAAATATTAAAAAGGGTTTGGTTGAAAAAACTAAAATTATTCAAATGTATAATAATATCATATTACCACCTTGTAAACAAAAAAAATATTTTAGACTATGTGTATTAAGTGGGTCCAAAAAAATTAGTAAAAAGGATATTGGAGTATATAATTTAATTCTAAAAAAATCGCCCAAGACCGTCTTATATATTTTAGAAACAGTCTGTTTTGAAAACCGCGATATGATTCTAAAGTATTTTGATATTGAACTTCAAAGACGGGTCTATTTTATTCCATTCATAGATTCGCAACTGAATATATATAGAATTATGTATTTTGATTGTGTGTTAGATACTATGAATTTTAATCTGAAAAATACGCTTTACGATTTGTTTAAATGTAACATACCTATATTAACATTGGAGGGCACGACTCTATATTCCACAATCACAGCTTCTATATTACGAACCAATAATATTAATGAACTGGTGTGTATCACGGTAAATGAATTCATTGAAAAGGCTATAAAAATATCGTCTGATATGGACTATTATAAAACGATACGACATAAATTTCATAATAATACCGTTAGTAAATACTATAAAAAAAATTATATAGAAAAAATAGTGAAAGCAATTATTTCACAATAATGTCATTTCAAACGCAACTATTATTTATTTTAAAGGTAATTTACTTAATGGGCTTCAGATAATTGCAGCAATTTAATATAATCTATATCATTTGATTCTTTAATCGGATAATTCCGGCAATTGGGATACTTCCGGCAATTCCGGCAATTCAGTTAATTCTTTAATATAATCTATATCATTTAATTCTTTAATCGTATTATTAAAGATTTTACTTAATTCGCTTTCGGATAATTCCGGCATTTTACTTAATTCGCTTTCGGATAATTCCGGCATTTTACTTAATTCGCTTTCGGATAATTCCGGCAATTCAGTTAATTCTTTAATCATATTATTATTATTTGACGATGACATAGTTTTGTTTTCCATTAAGTTCTGTATAAAATTATTTGACGATAACCTCTTTTTTTTTTCTCTACGTTCGACAGTTTTTTTCAGTAAGGATTCTATAAAATCATTACGAATTTTATTTATTTTTAATTGATTTATTGGCTTTGGGAGTGCTGTTTTTTTCATTGGCTTCCCAAGTTTTTTAGTTTTTTTCCCAAGTTTTTTAGTTTTTTTCCCAAGTTGTTGTTGTTGTTTTAGGTTTAATTTGCGCAACGTATTTTTAGTGTGATTTACCCTGGTTTGTAACGCTCTTTTTTTATATGATAATGCCGCGTTGGCTAAAGAACGCACTTTAGTTTTATTTGGAGACAGCGGAACTGGTCTTAAACGCCCATGTATATTATATCTAAATTTAGCGGTTGGATTTGGTGGAAGTCTACCAGTTTTATTTTGTAATTGCGACACATATAATGGGGTATGAGTGCTAAGTTCGGCCGGCATAGTCTTATAAGCTATTATTTTACCATCGGAATTTAGTATTGGTATTTTTTTTCCAAATTCATCTAACATATATACAGTTGGTTTTAATCCAATAGAGTTATAATAATTATTAATAGAACTACCGTGTATAGTTTTATACATTAATTTATAAATATCAATTAATTCACTTGCCGAATAGC